ATATAAGAATGGAGTTAGATCCAATCTAGGATCTGCTGCCATTGGAAGGTTTGGCTGCTGAGGGTGTGGAGTCCTCATTTCTTGATTTATTAAGTCAATAAATGAAGAGTACGCCCTTTGTACTTCTCCTACCATTCTGAATGGAAAACCGGAAAGCATCCCAGCAATTTCGTCATCAGTTTTAGAAGGAAATAAATACTTCAGTGCTTCTATACTATCAACCCCCAATTCTTGAAGGTTTCTAGTAAATATGGATTGGTTCAATTTATCCTGTGCTGTATCTTCATACACAGGACCCATCCATCTCCAAAGTACCGTTCTATCTCCATCAGGTGCAAGTCCTACAACACCATCAGGAACCTCTTGTTTTTCTAGTGCTTCATCAACTGCAGCCTGTAATTTTTGTTCGTATTTAGCTTTTTGTTTATCATATTTTTCTAATGCTTTATCTAATGCTTCTTGATCATCTGTAGCTTCAGGTGGTACTGGATATTTTAGTCCGGCAGAAAATGCAAGAGATTTTCTAAATATTTGTTCTTCTTGATAAATAATTAATTCAAAAACTTTGCAAATTCCATATTGATAAATCTGTAAACATTTCTTTTTAGCTGTAGCACTAACTCGACCATATGCTGATTTAATTTCAGTTGCGGTTACGTTAGTAATAC